ACTTTGAAAGCTACACTCCTTCACTGATGGAAGACGAAGAACAAGTTGACCTAAGCGAAATGTTTATGTCTAGCAGTTTAGATCCTCGCATTGAAGGTGTAATGCCAATATTAAGCAAGTTGAGCAAAAACATCACTGAAACATCTGAGATGTCAGAAACTATTGCATTAGAAGCATGGGCGGATGATATTATTGGTACACACAAAGGTGGAACAGTTTCTCACAAAGGTGGCGTAACTAAACACCAATCTGGACCAGGCGTGTACGGTGGGTACGATGCTAGCATAGATCCTGACAGCCCGGAAGAAAAACATACCGATGCTCGTGGTGCAAAAGCAGGACACCGTACAGATAAAATTGCTGTAAAAAAAGTGTCAGAAGTTGACGCACCTAAAAGTGGAAAACCTTCTAATAAAGAAGTTGCAAAGAAGATGCACAGCATTCTAAGCAAAGACAAAACAACCGATGAAGGTTGGACTGGAGCCGCATTGGGAGGCCTCGCCGGCGCCGCATTAACAAAGAGCCCAAGTGGCGCTATGTCCGGTGCAAGTCTAGGTAGCCAAATTCAAGATAAAATGATGGCAGAAGAACCTGATACAAGCAGAAAGCCTTCTAGACAAGAAGTTGCAAAGAAGATGCATAGCATTCTAAGCAAAAGTGTAGATAAGAGCAATATGGCAAGAGTTAAAACCCAACAAGATATCGGGAGCCGAGTTTCTGATATTGGCGCTGGCGGAAAAGAACACAATGTAAAAACAGACAAGGCTTGGGATAACCAGCAAGGTGTGGCGGAAGGCGAAGTAGTTCCACTAGGCAAAAAACACAGTGGTGATCTAGGAGATATACATTCATGTCCTAAATGTGGCGGTGACTTGCAGGGCGGCAATTACCAGGGACACCGTGTAAAAGTATGCCAACCATGTAAGCAAGTTTATCTTCCACCAAACAGCGGTATTGACCAACAAGGTAATAAAACTAACGAGCAAGGTGTGGCCGAAGAGTTATCTATGAAACATCAGCGTGACCACAAAACACAAAAATATGCTGACACTAGTAACAGTTTAGCAAATCGTTCATTTCGTATGGCTGAAGTTCCAAATATTACTACGAGTGCAGATGGTCACCCAACTGTTAAATACCGAACAGACAAAGCTGGCGCTACTAGAGTTGACCCAACCATCACTCCTACTTCGGTAAAAAGAAAAGACAGCGATAAGCCTATCCCATCCTTCTTACAGAAACAACAAGGTATAGCTGAAGTTTCTACGGTTAATGGTAGAGTACAAGATCCCAAAGATTTGGTATGGAAGCTGTCTAGTATGTCGCAAGATGAAGCTGCCGCTAAGTACGGTTCAGAAAATGTTAGGCGTGGCCCCAAACTACGCAACGGTGACTCCTCAACCGAAGTCAGAGTTCCTCTAGGTGAAGCATCTGGTGTCAAGACCGGTGAGAAGGCTCCGAAAGGAACTTCAACAATGCCCAAAGATAAAGAAAAAGCAAAAGGTAAACCTGTTGCAGAAGGTCAAGAGGACTTGAATGAAGGTATCATGGATAGTCTAAATGGAATCATTAACAAAATTAAAATGACACCTGGCATTCAAAAATTTATTGGTGCAGCCAAAGCAAAACAAGACCAATTAATTCAAGCATTGCAACATAGTGCAAATGGTAAAGATTTAGTTGCAAACATTCAACAAGCAGTCGGTGGACAACAAGCTGTTGCTGAAGGTTGGGGTCAAAAAATCGGTGGTGCTGTAGCCGCTAGTGCAGGGGGCGGTCTATTAGCAGGTGCTGCCGACATTATGATGAGAGCATATATTGCTATGGGTAAACCAGACTTAACACAGATGATGAATGACCCAAATGGTAGAAACGCTGTGTTATTAGTTGGTTGGCTAGTTGTACTAGGAGCATTGGCAATGCTTGCTGGTGGAAGCATAGTTAAAAAAGGTATGGACAAAGATGCTGAACAACCAATGCGTGAAGGTCAAGAAGACTTGGATCGTATCTTGACTATAATGAATCATCGCAGATAACGGGTTAAAAAACCTCACTTAAAAGGTGAGGTTTGCCACATCTATGATAAATAGTATTGACGCAAGAGAAAAAGTATGTTATACTATCTCTTATGTTAGTTGCTTCATGGTGAAGCAGCGAATATTAAAACAGACTCCAAGTCAATGAAATAAGGAAATTTATTATGGCATCTTTAGCAGAAATCCGCGCTCGTATTGCAGCGCAAGAAAACAAATCAAATTCTGGTTCTACTCAGCAATCAGACAACTCAGTTTACCCCCACTGGAATATGGATGAAGGCACCACAGCTAGTCTACGTATCCTACCTGATGGTAACGCAAGCAACACATTCTTCTGGGTTGAAAAGCAAATCATTAAGCTCCCATTCAATGGTGTAAAGGGCGAGCCAAACATGAAGCAAGTTATCGTTCAGGTTCCTTGTGTCGAAATGTACAACGACGGTTCCGTCTGTCCTATCTTGGCCGAAGTTCGTCCTTGGTACAAAGATGAGACACTGAAAGAAATGGCTAACAAATATTGGAAGAAGCGTTCGTACTTGTTCCAGGGCTTTGTTCGTCAAAACCCAATCGGTGATGACAAGCAGCCAGCGAATCCAATTCGTCGTTTTGTTATTTCCCCACAAATCTTTACAGTTATCAAGTCTAGCTTGATGGACCCGGAGATGGAAGAATTGCCAACTGACTACATGCGTGGTCTTGACTTCAACGTCAAGAAGGCAACTAAAGGTGGCTACGCTGACTATTCAACTTCAACATGGGCTCGTAAAGAATCTGCGTTGACAGAAGCAGAAGCAGCAGCAATTGAAAGTTTCGGATTGCACAATCTGTCTGACTTCTTACCGAAGAAGCCGGGTGAAGCAGAACTGCGCATTATGAAAGAAATGTTTGAAGCATCAGTCGATGGTCAGCCCTTCGACAATCAGCGTTGGGGCAATTACTATCGTCCGTACGGTTTGGAAGCACCGTCCGGTGGAGCAACAGCGGAAAAATCAACAGCGTCTATTGCAACTAGCGCACCCGTTTCAGCTCCGGCAGCAGTTGCAGAGTCTGCACCATGGGACGAAGATGTTAACAAAGCAGAAGCATCCTTTTCTGCTCCTATTGAAATTCCAAAGTCAGCTCCTAGTAGCGACAAAGCACAAGACATTCTAGCAATGATTCGTGCTCGTCAAAACAAGCCTGCTTAATAGTAACGGGAGAGGGTAACCTCTCCCTATTAAGGAGATTCACATGACACTACCTGACGAAAGATACCGTGCTATCAAGCAAGGTAAAAAGTTATTGGAAGAACTATGTGACCCTGGTAAAACACCCAGGGTTCCTAGCGTAGTTCGTGACCGAGCAAGGGCAGCCCTACGTCACTATCCTAATGACTACGAACTAGATTCGATAGCTGAACACTGTCCCGATCTACTCGACAAACAACCGTATAGTATATACACTACACGTAACTCAACTGTAAAATGAAAGAGAGAATATAATGGCAAAGCCCTTTGACATTTCGAAATTTAGAAAAGAGATTACAAAGTCTATTGAAGGACTGAGTATTGGATATAACGACCCAACCGACTGGGTCAGTACAGGAAATTATGGACTTAACTATCTTATTAGTGGTGATTTTAACAAAGGTGTTCCTCTTGGCAAAGTCACTGTATTCGCTGGAGAATCTGGTTCTGGCAAGTCTTTCATTTGCTCAGGCAACTTGGTCCGACATGCGCAGCAACAAGGAATTTACGTTGTTCTAGTTGACAGTGAGAATGCATTGGACGAAAAGTGGTTGCACGATTTAGGTGTAGACACTAGTGAAACTAAGTTGCTCAAACTTAACATGGCAATGATTGATGACGTAGCAAAAACCATCAGCGAGTTTATGAAGGCTTATAAAGTAATGCCTGAAACTGACAAGCCGAAAGTCTTGTTTGTCATTGACTCATTGGGTATGCTATTGACTCCGACTGACGTTAATCAGTTTGAAGACGGTAACATGAAAGGTGACATGGGTCGCAAGCC